ATGCCTCAGACTCTAGAGTGGCGAGGTCTAAGTCCGACCACTTTGACTCGCCATTAGGAGATTTGGGTCATCAAATCGAATCCCTGCTGCTACCTCAATGACCTTATATACACCTGGAAGGTCTAGTTCATCTTCTAGTTTCTCTCTATCTTCTGCTAATTCTGGATCATACTGCTTCATAGCAATTTGAACACAATCAATTAGTAGGTCCATAGACTTTGTGTTGTCTGTTGCTGCATCGGATATGCCGTCAAATTTTTCCATAAACTCTCTAAGCAAAGAAATTCTTAGGGGTCTAAGGCTAATCTTCTTGCCACTAATAAGTTCTACGCTTGTTGTTTCTACTACTTTGGTTGCCATTTATTATCCTCCTGTTTGCTAGCAAGTAAAGTATAGCACAGCAAAGGCCCCGCCTTTCGACGGGGCCTTGCCTTATTTAGTTATTATTTAATTATGAAGATGCTGGTACAAGTCGGTCAACGATCTTACCGTATGAACCATTGTTAGCGGGTAGCAAGCGGAAAGAAACTTCAAACATAGAAGCCTCGTCGCGCTTTGCAGAAACAGTTACATTTTCAATTGAAAGTGATCTGTAAGCAACATAGATTCTCTCTAGGGTGCTTCCTGCTTCACAGTCACCAGTGCCTGGGCCAACAGCAATAAGACCGCGCTCTACGGGACATTCTCCAATGTTACCTGAAGAAAGTTCAAGAACGTCTGCATAGTTTGTTGAACCAGTTTCAATGGGGTTGTCCATTGTAACGTTTTCGGTTAGGTCGCCACTTGCTGCTGCTATAGCAACAAGAAGGTTTTCTAGGGTTGCCTCTGCAAAAGCAGTAGCAAGGTTAACCTGCATTCCCTGCTTGTATAGTTTAGCAACGTCGAGAAGTTGATCAACCTGTACCTCACCAAAATCTGGCTGGAACTGTAGTTCAAGGCCGTTCATAGTGTAACCAACGTTACGCACAATGGCAGAGTCCTGAAGAGTATCACGGTATGAAGTACCTGCTACGAAATCGGGAAGTGCTGGATCTGCGTTAGTTGGATCGAATTCAGCAGCATTGGACACGAACATTGCTGCTGCGCCAACGATAATCTGCTTTGAATCACCACGGGTATAAGCCATATTTTTTTCACCTCATTTTTCCTATTGGATTTTTTTGGGGCGTTTCCTCAATTAAAATTATACCTCTATTTATGACAAAATAGATTCAATTGATTCGGTAAAATGATATTCTGCCTCTACTACAAATTGAGATATATAGTTGGGCCTTGTGCTAAAGTCTCTTGTTGAAGTGGCGCTGCTCATATCTCCTGAGTCTGTTTGATATACCCGCAAATGATGAAAGTATATTTTTGCTGGAACCTCTTGCAATCTATTCCAGGCATTAACGTCTTGAGCGGCGTCGTCCATTCTATCTAAAATAAATTGCATGGCAAGCCCCCACTCAAAGATATCTGTTTCTTTACCTTTGATGTAATACAACAAATGTTCTTTTTTACACACATAGAATGGGCCAGGCTTTAGTTTTAACATTCTGTCATAAATAACATATGGCTTGTCGTCCCATGATGCTTTGCCCGAAACGCTATCGCTTACAGGGAAAAACGGCACTGTCTTTCCATACTTTCTGGCAAGAGAGGGTTCTATCTCTTTCATAGTTTTCCATAAATAACCATTAATTGTTTTTGCAGGCAAAGGAAATTGAGAAAAACTCATTCTAAGAACACCCCCGCAGAATTAAGATACTGCTGCCCTGCCTTGACTCCTACAGGGTGGCCACCACGAGTCCCCGCTCTAAAGTTGTTTGTATATTGCTCTGCTGTTTCCAGGTCTTGCAAGAATGGCCTAAGAAGCGCTTGAGTAAAATATTGAGAGAAGAACATGTCTACTGTTTTTCCAAAACTGCCTGCTACGGCGTCTCCACCAGGACTAGCCACATAGATTGAATTTCTTGTAAAAACAGTTTGCCCATCAGCCTCAAAAACAAGAACGTCGGAGTCTCTTGGTGAAATAGTTATACCTATTCTATTTTCCATAATGTTTGCCTTATCTACAAAGGGTTCTTTTGATCCGTCACTAACAGATCTTGATGGAAGGAACTCTCCACTTATCGTAATAACGCTTGCTGCTCCTACCCCCTCCATTTTAAAAAGTCTTGCTGACTGAGACCCTGTAGCACCCCACTCGTACACATGATGCAGAGCGCTAGGGTTTGCTCTTGCCTGAGAGTCTATGTACTTACCTAAGGCATCAACAACGAACTCTGCAAGCCTAGCCATAAATATTGGCTTAGACATATCTATTCCTTTTAAAAATCCTTGAGAATATAGTCCAGTGTTTCTCAATATTCTATTCAATTCTAATGAGTTTACTCTAACAGACAGCATTATTTTTCAACCCCTGTGTATCAGACCTTCTCAAAAAGAACGTGTAGTGCTCTACTCCAAAAGGACCTACATATGGGTCCAAAGAACTAACTTCATATACAGTAGGCTCTGTAACAAAGTCTTCTGAGGTCTCATAAAAAACCGAAGAGGTGTCACAACCTGCCAAACATATGTTTGTAATTAAGATATGTGATACTGGTCTAAACTCACCCATATCAGACATTCTAAAGTCTTCTTTTATTCTTCCCTTAAGTGTTTGTTGAACAGAGTAAAATCTTTGATCTTCAAAGGAGAAATTGTCAGAATCTTTTATTGATGCTGAATAAATGTTGCATGGCTTGGTAGAATAATAGTTCCAACTTTTGTTTATGCTTCCATAGTCATCTTGTGACTCTTCTGCATAGTAGATATCACACGTCATTGGAAAGAAGATATTTTTGCAGGAGTCAAAGATGCCCATTAGAGCACTCCCATACGACCCATGGGGGTCTTGTACTTTTCTAATATGTTGTCTACAATTCCATTGCCCGTTCTTTCAAAAGCCTGGGCTTCAAATTTAATGGAAAACTGATCACTCTTATATTCACTGATATATGCATTGGCATACGGCAAGTTGTCGCACTTTAAATCATTAATAAGCAGTCTAGATGCATATTGAATTTCTTGAGGAATTGCCGCCCACCCTGTTTCCAGAACAAAGGTATAGTCCCACCCTTCGGGGAAAAATGGAGACCCCTTCATATTTTGAATAATGTTTGGTGAGTCGTTTGTGTTATATAGGGTAAAAGAGTCAGATGCTGGCAAGTATGGCACAACTGGTCTTGAATCCATTCTATTGTATCCATATGGACCAGATACCGCAAGAGTCACCGCTGTGTGGTCTGGCGTAACAATATATGTCCTCTCTGATGGAGAACTATCCTCTTCAACATTAAAAACAACAGAACTATTTTCTAAAACCTTAAGCACACGATTAAGTCTAAAGGGTACAGGCATGTAGTCTGAGCCATTACCGATTACCTCATGAACACTTCTTTTATACTCGAAGCCATTGGTAAATGCATTAATGATTGATCTAGATATTGACTCATACATTCTGAGAGACTCTTCATCTTCCCCAGTTTTTTCAGACATGGGGGTTACGTCAAAGTACGGCCTGATAACGGTAAGACTATCTATAACCTTTAGTGGACCTCTTATATGCTTGTCATTTTCGTCAATTCCTAGGCTTTCATAAACTTCTAGCAAGTATGTATCATCGTATCTAGAAAAAAAGTCTGGCAAGGTTATACTTAAATCCCCATTGCTATCAGACTCATCTCCGACCTCTATCAAATCTCTGCCGTGACTAGTAAGAAAGCAGGCGACGTATTCAGTGCTTGCATCTAACCCTTCTTGCACAAGAATGAGGGGAAACGGAGTTTTTCTTAATATCTCCATTAGTCCTTGCCGTAGTAAGTGGCAACTTCCTCAGGGGAGGATTCTCTTATTCCGCCCCTGGTAAGCCACTTTTGAGCAAACTCCTTGTCAACAATGTTGTAACCCTTGTTCAATGAACCTACACCGCTCCATCTAATGTTTTTGTCTGACCACAAGGCCACCTTGTTCTTGTCATTTTCTGGCTTACTGGTATCGGCTAACTTTTTGCTTAATGCAATATCTGCTGCCTTAGATCCTATTACGTTTGACTTGGTATTAAAGTTATTTGACTTTCTTGGTGCCTTAGGCTTATCTGACATTTTAATAACATTTTTATTTTCTTCACTATTGGACCCTGAAGATATATCAACATTTTCAACAACAGTTTTTTCTGCAACACTTTTAGTTGCTCGCGCCCTCTTCTTGGGGGCATTATTATCAAATGCAGAGTCTTCTATTACGTTTGGGTTATCTGACACGACACACACCTTTCATCATTAATAATTATATCAGAGTATGACAAAGGGGGAGGAAAATTAATCCCTCCCCCTTATCATTGGTTATTTGACTAACTGGTTACTGCTGCTGAAGAATCAACAAAAGCAACTGCATCTAGTTCTTCCCAAGTAACGCCAAATCGTACAAAGATTGTGTACTCAATGGTGTCCTTCTTGGGCTTGTACTCACGGTTGACTGTGATGTCTCTCTGGAAACCCCACACACGATTTTGTGGGAATGTAAGATCGACATACTCACCTGGGTAGTAAGGAACCTCTTGTACGTCAATGCCAAGAACACGAGTGGTTCTTGCACCTCCGACGGTCTGTGTAGACCCTGAAAGGTAATCCTCTCTACGACCAGGAGTTCCTGCTACTCGTGGTGACATTGCCTCAGCAATGGCATCTGCGAGAGTACCGTTGTTCTTCACAATATTAGCGAAAACATCAGTACCTGCATAGAACTTTAGGCCAGTCTTTACTGCGCGGTACTTGCGGGGCATTGCATAAATTACTTCCTGCAATACCTCTGGAGTCCAACCACCAGAAACATCAACAACTGCTTCGTGTGCATCACCAGTAGTCTTTACCTGATTTACAAAGCCGTTCATGATTCCAAGGAAGGGATCAACCCCACCGTTACCGTTAATGGCAAGATCTTCTAGATCATTACCAAAAGCGTTTGTCATCAAACGGACAAGGTGGTCTTCAAGTGCTGCACCTTCGATATTATCTTCGAGTGCCTCAGTTGCTACCTCCCAGTCAAGACGGATCTTCTTTGTGGTTAGTTCTACCTTGGTGAAGGTTGCTCCAGCGTTGGTGTACTCTCCGAGTGCCTGTGATGCTGCACGGATTACGCGCTCACCAACATTCACCTTTTCGAGTTCAACCGTATTTGCACGCATTGTAACTCTACGACCATCTTGGGCGAGAACTGTTGCATCCCAAACATAGTCAATAAAACGACGTGCTTGTTCAGGGTTTAGAATACCGCCAGGGACGCCCGTTGGATTCACAGCGTTAGGACCTGATGTTACTCCTTCGATATAGTTGGGAATATTACCCAAACTATCGGAAGCAGGATCAGTAACGCCACCTACGCCACCCGATGCGACTGCGCCCTGCCCCTGGTATAGACCTGGGTTTGGGTCGCCATACTCGCCGCTATCGCTTGGCTGATTTTTAGTAACTTCTTCTGTCATTTGACTTTCACCTCCTGAGTATTAACTTTCATTTTAAAATAGGTCGGTACTTTTGAGGAAACGACCGCCCCATGTGGATTTCTCCACAATTATTGGTTCTTCCTGCAAGATCTCGCCAAGATCAGCAGACTTTCGGAAAGCAGTTTCTTTTTCCACAGCATCTACGCGCTTTCCAAAACTATTTTTAATGCCATCTACCTCACCAGAAACTCCTGCAACAGACTTTGTGATGCCATCAATTCGTGCATCAAGAGCCTTAACTGTTTCGGCAAGACTAGATAGTGCAGATGTAAGAGATTCACTAATCTCACTAATCATCTTTGCGGTTTCATCTTCTTTAGTCTCTGTGGATGATTCTGATTTTTTGGTTACATCATC